TGATATTTCTCATAAAGTGTGTTGTCGAAAAAGCCGACTTGTAATGCTTTTATCAGTACTTCCTTTACTGCGCCCTCGGAAACCCCAACTATGTCAGCAATAACAAAAGGCAAATCTTCATCCCACACAATGTAATACCCTTCATCTTTGTAGATATTACACAGCAGGCAAATAAGTATAGAAGCAGATTGGGAACCGCATGCTCTCGAAATCTTCCTTATCTTAACATCTGAAAAGAAACCGACATCCATAGGGAAATAATCTATCCCTTGTTTGGTAGGTCTACCAGCCATATTGTTTTGATATTAATACGCATGAATACAGTTTCTTTTACTATCCGCAACAAAATGTTTATTAAAAAGATTACAATAAACCACTCTGGGATTATCCTTAGAGACAGAAATGAATCTTCCTCTCTTACACTTTGCACATGTATCCGGTTGGATTACCTGCTTTTCATTTTTCTTTACCATAATTTAAAATCTTACGTTGGTTAATTGTTTGCCATTAGAATAGACCGCCCATTTACCGTTACCACTGTCGTGTAAGCGCAGGTTTGCTACCTCACCGAAGCGGTTGATGTTACCACAGAGGTCAACTATCCATCCACATTCTTTAGAAGGATGCGGGCGGATGGCACGACCGACTATCTGATACCACATAGCAAGTGACATTGTAGGACGTGCCATAACAACTGTATCAAGTTCCGGATAGTCAAAACCGGTGGTTAATACCCCGACATTCGCCACTACCGAAATTTCACCAGCCTTAAATGCTTCAAGTATCCTTTCGCGCTCACCTTTTGGAGTATCACCCGAAACGATTGCGGCTCCGGGTATAGACCAAGTAAGCCGCTCCGCTTCTTTCAGAAAACGGGTAAATACCAAAATACCTTTCCGTTTTCCTCCGGCTTTGGGATTCATCAGCCTTTGGACGATATGAACGAGATAACCGTAGAAGTCTATCCGTTCATATTCTCTTTGGACTGACCTATCTGTATAGTCGGCACCAGTGGTATTTACTTTCAAATTGAGTTCATTCCATCCGGTCGGATTCATCGGATAGTAGTTCAGCTTCGCCAAGTAGCCCATATCTAATAGGGTTGATACCTGTACATGATAAATGACCTCTGAAAAGACATGAGGTTTTGTCCGAGTGATGAATTTCAGCATAGAACCAAAGTCACGGCTGGAACTTAAACGATACGG